CGTCCGCCTCGATCAGGTCATCTGACAGCGTGGTATAGACCAATGGCCAGATGACTTTGCTGACCCTGTACCAGCCATCATCATCCGGCTTGCTGCGCTGGATCAGCCGGAGAACATCGATTTGCTGTTTGCTCAATGACATTTGCCTGTGTTTCCCATTACCGCTGCTTCAGGCCGATGGCGATCATGAACGGGTCTTTCCCGTAGCTCGCCCACCAGGCTATTTCGTTGCCTGCTGCGTGCTGCTCTCGATGGTGCTTCCCGCAAAGCGGGACAGCCCATTTGTCGCTCGGCTTCTCCTGCAATCCTGTCGATCGCTTGCCGTGCGGGATTGATCCTGTCCGGATATGTGCGGCTTCCACCGTTGTGTCTTCGCCGCAAATGCAGCACGGCAACGATCGAACAAAATCCAAGTGTCGCTTGTCGTGCTGGCGAGGTTCGCGCTGCCTAAGCATGTTCCACCGCCTTCCAGGCCTGATACTGCTCATCCAGTTGATGCCAGATCACCCTGGCCTTCTGGTTCGAGTTCAGTTCGGCGCGGGACTCGACACCGCAGATCAGGCGGACGCAATCCGCGGTGTCCTGCGTTTCGTGCCAATCGTCGCGGCGGACTTCGCGGAGAAAGTGCACGAACGCGGCTTCCTCGCACCTCATTCCGGCCTGCTGCGACGGCGGCAGATCCCGCCACTCCCGCTTGGCCCGAGCCGGCTTGTCCTGTTTCGGCTCGGGCCGCGCAGCGGTTACCCGTTGGTCATCATCTCCTCCTGAGTGCTTCTCTCCGCTCACAATTACGTTCGCCACAGAGCGGGGGATCGTCGCTGGCGCCGCAACTAAAGCTGCTATTGCGAACCACTGTTCCTTGGCAGGATTGGGCAAGCCGCCCAGCACCTCGTAAGCCGCATCGAACTCCTCGATCGGAACCTCGAAAATCAACTGTGCGACCTGGCGCGTCTTCACGAGCTTGAGATCTGCATAGCTTGCGCGGATAGCGAGCGGTTTGCTCATGCTGCGGCCCTCGCGCCCATCTGCCTGATCTGAGCCACGACGGCGGCAAGTTCGGTCTTGAAGCGCTCGACTTCGTCGGCCAGCGTCTTGATGTAGGCCTCATCCCGCGTCACCCGCTTGACGAACAGCGGAATCCCGGGCCAGTAGATGACGATATCCCACCACTGCCGGCCGGTGACCCAAAGCGTTCCTTGGATCTGGGCGACGTGCTCGGGTGGACATTTGTCCTTCAGGATGAAGTCGATCAGGAGATGAGGCAGTTTGGTCTTTATCTCCAAGCCGCCGTCCTCGCCAATCAGAGAATCCGGAGAGCATCCGACGCCCATGTTCTTGACGAAGCCAACGCGATGCAGGTCAGCGCCAGTCTGGAACGTATAGAGGTCGCGGGCTTCATCCTCCATGGCATGGCCGCGCTCGGTGTGGCCATTCGTGAAGGATTCCATGGGCTCGCCCGTGATGATCTCGCCGGCCAGCTTCAGCATGTAGGTTCGGCGCGTCTTGCCTTCGCCCTTGGCCAGCACGTCGGAGAACGCGGAGGCGGTCGGGATGCCCATTCTGGCGCGGAGCCATTCCTCGGAGTTCTGTTCACAGTCGATGATTTCGAGCATGGCTCAGGCCTTCTTGAACGATTGAATAGCGGCCACGCAGGCATCATAGTGCTCGGCCGGGATGTCCTCCAACCGCTTCTGCTTGGCCCATTGCAGGAACGCCTTGCGGCTCGCGCCCTTGTCCTCGAGCAGCTCGATCAGGTTGTCTACCTGGCGCTGGGTGATTGATCCTTCGGGCGGGGTGTAGGCCTCCTCCGGCTCTACCTCGCTCGCCTTTCCGTCGTCATCCTGAGCCGCCGCCAGCCCGAGCGCAGCCTTGAGCGTGTAGCGCTGCAGATAGGTGATGGTCGAGCCGATCTGCTGGATGTGGTTCTTGTTGCCACTGTCGTCGCGGCCTGCGCGCAGCGTTGTTTCCTCGAAATGGCCGTCGCGATGTGATATGATGCACGTCACGGTGATCGGCTCGTTCACGTTCGAAGTAGCTCGAAAGCGATACGAAAGACCATGAGCGCCAAGGATCGGATCAACCGTGCGGGCGATTTCCGCAAGATCCTCGTGCTTGTAGTCGGTTCGCGATGCGCCAGCCTTCTTGGATTCGAACCCGACTTGGCGATTTTTGCGGATCACGGGGATTTCTGCCTTGGCGTCGGCCAAAGCCTTGTCGAACGCCTTGCGGGCGTTGCCAGCCTCCCAGCGCTCCTGCAGGTTCATGAGCTTCTCGATCATGTCGAGATCGGCGCCGGATGAAACTGCTCGGTTGAGCATGTCCATGGGCGTGATAGCCGCAGGAGCCTGCATTTCGATCTTCTCAACTGCGTTTGTCATTCGAACCACCTTGCGAGCAACGGAGCCACGTAATAGTGCTCCACGATCATGAACAGCGTGCCGGCGAGTGCGGCGAGAGGCGGGGCGATCGTGCCGGTGAATTTCATCGCTTCACCATCTGATGCGCGGCGAGCCGTTCGCGAAGGATCGTGTCACTGGCTATACCGACCCACAGCGCGCACATTCCGAGGAACACCACGAGCGCCAGAAATTCGGGCAGGAGCTTGATGTAGCAGGCGACCAGCTCAGGATCAGGCTTGCGCATTGCCATTCTCCTTGAGAGAGGAGAGGACGGCGAGAGCTGCGCGCAATTGACCAACCGTTGGGACGGCCCAATGCATCGTGTTCTTTCTGTCGTTATCCAAACCCGGCAGCAGTTCCTTCGCGATCTCGGCAAATGGCTCCAGCGCCTTCCGCATCGCCTCGTTCTCGCGGGTGAGGCGGGCGACCAGTTGCCCGATTTCAAATGCGTCTTGCTCACCCATTGGCCACCTCGTGCTTGCGGGCCGGCGAAAGCATCTCCGTGAAAATCGAGATGTCCGTCTTGCGCTCGACGATGGGGCGAAATCGCCAGTGATAGTAAAGTCCTTCAACGCCTACCAATCGGAATGCCAAGCCGCCGAATTCATCCGGCCGAGTGTCGACATCGTCGATTATATAAATCGCGTTCTTGTGGAGTGGAACGCGAGAACCAAGTGCCGTATTGCGCACATCCACGCACACTACCTTCTGCCCGACCCTGAACATTCACGCCTCCTGATGCTTGCGATCCAGCGACTCTGCGCGCTCGTCGTAAAACCAATCCTCAATGGTCTGCTGGATCTCCCGCGCCATTGAATCGCAGTGCTTGGCGAAGAGGATGGGATCGGCAGCGCACGGCTCGTCACTGAGGCGATGAGCGGCGAGCGCGTAGCAGGATGGATCGTAGGTCTTGGCCATTACTGCACTCCGATGATGCGATAAATGAACGGAGCCGCCATCGCGGCGTTGGCGATCGCGAGAACGAGAAAAGAAAAGGACACGAGAATGTTCAGCACTCCGATCTTGCTCCAAATGGAGCAGACCCAACCGAGTGCGAGCGCATTGATTGCGTAGATCATTACGCCTCCCAGTTCTTGCGGAGGTCGTGCGCATGGTCGAACGCGGCGGCCTGCCGGTCGAAGTCTTCCGGCTCCTGCAGGTCAAGCGATTCAACGAGATCGGCGATCGCCGCAAAGCGGGTGTGGCCATAACCACGAACCCGACCGTCATGGCGCTCGAGATAGGCACCGAACTCGCCGTTCGGGCAAAGCCCGGTGATAACGTCGCCGGTTTCGAAGTGGTGGGTGCGGGTCTGTTCCAAGGCGGCTCTCCATCAGCGATCTGATGGGCCACTTTTAGCACCGCTAAATATTCAGGTCAACTAAAATTTTCAGCCTAGCTAAAATAAATCATCGGCCGGTCAAGCCCAGCATCGCGGCAAACATCCTGACCATTTGCTGGCGCTGTTCGTGTTCCGCGCGTTCCCATAGACCCCAAATGCCCTCGGGGTCGCGAGGGTCACGGGCGAGAAGGTCGACGACCTGGCATTCCAGGGCACGCGCAATGGCCTCTAGATTCGCTTGGGAGTAGCCCGTATTGCCGTTCTCGATCTGAGAGATCGTCGCGGTTGAAACCCCGATCGCCTCAGCTAATTCCCCTTGGCTCCAACCTTTTTTCTTGCGCCACTCCCTGATGAACGTCGGCTGCAATGGCCGCTGCTGATCTGACCGAGCGCGTTGTTTTTGCTGTGATTTAGGCATGCTGAAGTTTCGGTGGATGGCGCTCACCTGTCCATGCAGCGGGACTAAAATAACCTCTTGCGGGAAAGTTTTAGTTAGGCTAAAAGCTTCTCCCATGAAGCTATCCGAATATCTCAAAATCAAAGGCATCCGACGTGGCGAGTTTGCTGTTGCGATCGGCGTATCGGCCGGGCGCATCACGCAGCTCTGCGATGAAAGTGGATGGCCCTCGCGCGGCGTCGCCGAAAAAATCGCAGCCGTCACCGAAGGGGAGGTGACGGCCAATGATTTCTTGCGGTTGGAGGAAGCAGAGGGGGCCCGCGCATGAGGACGCGGAAATCGAATGACATGTCCCACGATGCCTCCCGTGCGCCCGCTTTTTTTGCAACTTCAGGGCGATTGACCACGGTTCGACGAAAGTGTGTCCAGATTGAGGCAATTGGACATATTGTCGCAGAATGTGATCGTCGTCGGGCATTTGTTGGTAATTCCGTAGGGGGATCGCTCCTCGACGAGATCAAGAACGCGCGCAACATCCTCAAGACGAACGCGCGTCCGGCGCTGCCTTCTCATGCCCCGGCATGCGGAGCCGGCCCTTTTCATCCTGCTCGGGGCGTCGTTCCGCAATCTGTTTGTCGAATGAACTGAGCGCCCGTGCGGTTGCAGCCGCCAGGGTCTCAAACGTGAGTGCTTCTCCATCATCCTCCATGTTGGCAATCAAACACGGAGGTTTTTGCAAGTGGGTAAAAAGGTACTGCCGATGTCTGACGCTGTTTACATCGACAACGCTCAGAAGTGGTCGAAAGAGCTGACACGCATGAAGGCGCGCGGCCCTGGCGATACTGAAAACGCAATGCGTTTGATCGAGCGTGAATACGGAATTGATTACGGGTTTCTATGGTCGCTTCGCTACCGGCGTGAGCGACTGAAGATCATCAGCAAGTCCGTCTACGAGACTATCGCGGCTGCGTATCAGGCCGAATGTGAGCGCCAGATTCGAAAGCTCAAAAATGAAATTGCCAATACTGATCCGCGCTATGTGGCACCGGCTGAGGCTTTTCTTCGTGAGATTGAGGGGAAATAACTAATGAGCGACGAATTGAATGTGAGTAATGAGCTGGCAGTAGCGAGCGGGACTCACGCAATCGACATTTCGCAGACCAGCATGCCGCTGGATATGACGGTGCGATCGGTCGCCCTGACGCTGGCTACCCGCCATTGCGGCGACACCGTTGTCTCAGAGGGCAACCTCTATCAGCAATTGAAGATGGACAACAAGCTTGCCGGGCCGCTGACGCCAAGCCACGTCATCACCTGCGCGCTGATCTTTGAACGCTACCTCTGGGGCGAGTTTTCAGGCGGCCTAGCCGGCGATGCCATGTCATCGGCGCTCGACGAAATCGACAAGGTCATGTCCGAAAAGTTCAAGGATGAAGACCCCTCACGTCCCCACAGCGGAGAGGCCTAATGCACCCCGCACTCGACCTCGCAAACCCCTTCAAGACTTCACCCGCGCCCTCTAGCGGCTCTCACAACTCCGGTGAGGCTGAGCCGTCGGTGACGCCGGCTTACGGCGCGGGTGTGCCGGCCACCGCATCACAAACGCCATGTGCTGATGGTGTGGTGGCCGGATCAATTCCCGCCGGCTACGTGCTGGTCCCGATCGACGAGCTGAAATGCTGGCGCGACGATCTCGCCTATTACCGCGCGAGAGAGCAGCGGGTTGAGCGGGGAGCGGCATGAGCGACTGGCTCCCTGAATACGACAACGCACTGCGCGCCCATTTCGAGGCTGGCCTGTCTGCTGCGATGGCTGCGGCTCAGATCAACGCGACATTCGGGCTCAGGAAATCCCGTAGTGCCGTGATCGGACGTGCGCAGCGTCAAAAAATGCACATGTCCCCGGGCAAGGGAGGACGGCAAGGCCCCAAGGGCGGCCCGAGCCAGCGCAAACAACGCCCTCGAGCAACCTCATCCCAGCGCCCCGACACGGCCATCAGGAAGGCCGCCAGTGCGCCGAAGCTGGGAGCGGTGTCATTCGTTCCCCGGCCCGACAACGTGGAACCACGGACCGTCTCGTTGCTCGAGCTGACAGACCTCACCTGCCGGTGGCCGATCGGAACGGTGGGCCAGCCCGATTTCTGCTTCTGCGGAAATCCTCCGGTGGATGGGCTTCCCTATTGCGGTGGCCATTCACGTTTGGCGTACAGGGTTCGATACGCATGAGCCATCCTTGGACCGAACAGCAGCTCGCCGACTACCTGAAGCTCCGCGGCCTGCCAGGCGCACCAAATACGGCTGATGTCAGCGAGCCTCCGTTCCTGACCGCGTTCGGGAAGCTTGAGCCGCCCGACGACATGAACAAGACCGAGGCCGCCTACGATGCCCATCTGTGGGCGTTGCGAGGCCGCACGATCGTTTGGCACAAGTTCGAGGCTGTGAAGCTGCGTCTTGCAGACAGCACGTTCTACAGCCCGGATTTTGCCGTGCAGACCATCTCCGGACAGATCGAGATGCACGAGGTCAAAGGATTCTGGCGCGACGACGCCAGGGTGAAAATCAAGGTCGCCGCCGCGCTCTATCCATTCCGGTTCATTGCGGTGACGAAGGTAAGGGGCGGCGGCTGGAAGGTTGAGGAATTTTGAATGAGCCCGCAGCCATGGATCAAATGGTACCCTGTCGACTGGCGCGCGGATCCGCGGTTACGCATGTGCTCACTCGCCGCACGCGGGCTGTGGATTGAGTTGATCGGCTACATGCACGAGGGCGAGCCATAC